CCCTGCCCATGGGCCCAAAAACTATCCCTGAAGTCGGCATTTTACATTTCTCTGAGAACTTGTTAAAGTATTCATTGTAAGCCGCAAGGTATTACCGCAGGAAAAGGAAAAGAAAATGAAAAAGAGCCCGCTGTTTCAATCGATGATGGACTTGATCACGAACCGCCCCGAGCTGGGACTCAAAGTTCAATTCGAAATCAACGAAGAGAACTCGGATAAATACACTGCAGCTATCGCTGAATTCGGTGATCACGGGCAGGCACTGCGAATCGACAAGTTTGGAAAAATCTCGCTCCACGAAAACGTAGATAAAGCTTTCGCTCGCAAAATCATTGGAGACGTAATCGTTTCGCGCGGAAGCATTGAATCTTGGGAGAACATTGACGACTTAATCTCGCTACATTTCGAAGCTATCGCATAACACTCAGAGAAAGGATATGGAATGATTAACACTATAGACCAATCAAAACGTATTGAGGAAGCAAAGAAGAAGCTTAAGAAGAGTATAAAGCAATACCAAGACGTGATTCAAGTTGCCACTTTTCTTACGAATAACAATAAAGAGTTTATCTCGTACATGAATCACAACTTGGAAAATTTTGAAGAAGCAATTGCAATTCTTGAAGGGAATGAATTTTAAAATGAAGAAGTTTCGTATTACATATGAAGAGATAATCGAAAAAGAAGCAGTCATTGTAATTAATGATGACAATGTTGAGATTAATTCTAATGATGATCTCATGGACTACATGCGAAAAGAAACATTTTATAATATGGAGTTTCTTGAGGAAGAAGAAGTAAGTGGCAATGGCCCAGACATTGACACAGTTGACATCATCGAATTTCTATAAAAGGAAAGACAATGCGTGATAATAAGGAACTTAAGAAGTACAAGATTAAATGGACAACCACTACATCTTTTGAAGCAACCGTTAAGGCACGGAATAAGGAAGAAGCGATACAAATTATTGATGAAGACTTCGACTCACTAGAGAGTGATGTATACACTCAAAGTTATGTAGATCAAGATACTGTGTGCGCAGAGACAGACGTAGAAATTGAGGAATTAGATGTATAACAATTGCATTGATATTTTGGAAAACTGCCAAAAGTTACTTGAAGAATATAAAGACATTGGGCTTGATGATGTTAAAGAACTTGAAGAAGCTGCAGAAAAGTTCCGCGCGTACCTAGCAAGCAATATCAAAAGCTTTTCTTATAATACAAACGTTGGTGTTCGAAATCATAATAGTATGTATTTCGGTCCAGAGATTAAGATAGTATTCTCTTGTAACGATATTGAAGATATTAAGTCAGTGATTACATTCACTAAGATCTATTCTTCAATTTCTCGTAGTGTTATTTTCCAAGTAAAGATATCAACTATGGTTGGAGACCAAGTAACTTACCAGAAGATGTTCGATATTGCTAGTCCAATGGATTTAGCACAGGCAATCATTTCGTGCGCGTACGTTGTTGGAGTGATCATCCCATGAAAGAATATGTAGTAGAGTTCAACGCTAACACAAAGTTCGTAATGGTTGTGAGAGGAGAAAGTGAAGAAGAAGTATTCAACAAAATCAATAACCGAGAGCTTTATTCTGACGATGTTTCAATGATGCAAATTGTTCAAATGGATGAAATTGAAAATCTCGGAGTAAGTAATGCGATCATATAATAAGATCATTGCTTCGGAATTCTATGATGAAGCAAATAATCCTAATGAGTTATTCCGTGTATTAAATGAATTCATTGAAGACAAATATAGACATTCATTTTCGGTTCTTGAAAGCAATTATAAGAATAAGATTACTTACATTGAAGAAGACACTCGAAGTAAGTATTCTCTCGAAGTGTTGCCGGGCAGGGAATCAACTGTGAGGTTAACCCAGTATGATCGCATTCAAAAAGATATGTATGAATACTCATACAACGCAACTTTTAGGCTAAATCATATTAACATCGCAATAGCACTTGTGTCAGGTATAGTTTCAATCTTTGGAGAATAACATGCAAGAAGTACTCTTTTTCCTAACAATCACTGTAATCGCAATAATCCTGTTTGTTACTTATGCATACAAGTTTTTGATGGAGTTAACCCTAAACGAACGTCCTAATCTCAAAAATGCAGTGCTCTATGCATCAACTGCAATTGTTTCCGTATTCATTTTCATCGTAGCGTTCACTTGGACGCTTGAGTTTAAAAGTATGATTGGATAATAAGATGAGTGATACTACACAAGATACTAAAGATCATCTCTATGAAGTTGAAGTAATTCAAACTCGCATTGTGAAATATTTTGTCAAAGCTAAGAATAATGATGAAGCAGCGGAGAAGGTTCTCACTGAAGATTTCTTTGACACTGATGAATCTCTTTCAATTGAAATTGTTGAAGAGACAAATGATAGTGTAGAGTCTGTGATTTATCTTTGTGAATCTTCCTAGTGAAGATTGTTTACAAAGAAGATTATTCGATATACAATGAAAACATGTTCGTCAAAAAGTTTAAAAAGCTAAAGTTTTTAGGCGGACCTCTTGATGGCTTAGAATGTGAATACGAAGAATTCTTAAGTAATTACGTAGAGTATTCTAGTAACTACATTATAGGTCCAAGTAAAGACGGTATTTACAGGGAATGTGAATACAAAGAAAATGTAACAATAAGATTTTATTTAGGAGATAAAATGTCTGAGACTCATACCGCAGAAAACTGCGAAGCAAAGGTTGACCTGTCCGAGCGCGAGGGTCGCCGCAAAGAACACAAGATTTCTCGCCAGAAGCTGTCGCACAAATCTGGGCTGTCGCAGGCTAAGATTTACCGCATTGAGCGTAACACCTCGAAACGCACCACTGATGAAGAGCGCAAGGCGTACGACGAAGCTCTGGATGCCCTTATCGCTGAGAAAACCGGTGCGCCTGTAGAATCTGCCGAGCCGAAGGCTGAAGAAGCAGAAATCGTCGATTCGAGCACGCCGCAGAAGTCTGATGGTGACACGCCTGTGTACACAAACGAGGAAGACGACAACAACGAGCCGATGTTCTAAAAATGGCTTGATCTTAAATGAGCCCATGTAGGGCTCATTTTTTTTTTACAGGAGTATGAAATGCAGTGTATGACGGAACAGCAGTACAACGATTTAGTGACGTTTACGTTGATGTATCCCAGCCTCGTAGTACTTGTCATCCTGATGGTCTTGTCCCTTCTGGTGCTCTTCGATGTACTCTGAGAGTGCACTTTTACTCCCTGCCCATGGGCCCAAAAACTATCCCTGACGTCGGCGTTTTACAAATCTCAGAGAACCTGTTAAAGTATTCATTGTAAGCCGCAAGGTACAGCACCAGGAACAGGAAAAGAAAATGATCAACGTCATTGAGAGCAAACTGCAGGACAAGAAAAACGAACTCCGAGCATTCAACCGCGAGCTCGACACTATTAAAAATGAATTCTTTGAAGTAAATATCTGTGGTGGCAAGGTTGATAACGCAGAAGAAAAAGGAAATCGTTGGACCGAGCTAGACGAGATCATCACTGAATTGGAAAATGAAATCAGTGACCTCGAATTTGATCTTGATGAATTGATAGAAGAAGCTTAATAAGAAAGGAAAAGAAAATGCTACAAACACTCAAATTAACAAATAAAGAATCGGGAGTATCTTCAAATGCACTCCCTGTATCTCTGAAGAAAGCAATTCAAGAAGTAAAGCCTGAAGTCGTAAATGACGCTGATGCTCGTACGAAAATGTTTGCTCTCGTAAATGCATATGACAAGGGTGACGAGAAATTCCTCGAGATTGCTGAATCACTTAATCTCGAAATTAAAGAATTCTACCACACGATTAACCTCGTGAATGCACTATGAGACCATCGTGGGAACGAACATGGATGAATGTTGCGTTTGCTATCTCAGAGAGGACCAGATGCGACAAAGCCAGTGTTGGTGCGGTTATTGTTGGACCTAACCAGAGAATCGTCTCTACAGGCTACAATGGGCCGCCAGCCAATTACATCAAAGAAGAGAAAACTTGTTCTTCATTCTGTTTAAGAAATATAAATAATGAAACATCAAGTGATTATTCTTCTTGTCCGGCAATTCACGCAGAGATGAACGCAATTGCATATGCAAATAGGCGAGATATGGAAGGAGGTACAATATACATCACTGCATCTCCTTGTATGAATTGCGCGAAAGTAATTGCTAATTCAGGGATAAAGAGAATTATCTTCAATCAAGATAAAGATCGCAATACTGATAATGTAGTTAAATTCTTGATTGCATCAAAGATAGAAGTAATAGGAATGAATTATGAAAAGTGATAAATTAGGCCATGTAAAGCTTAATTTAATGAGAACAACGGAAGATGTGTTTGAGTTTAAAAGATGGCTCGGACAATCTCGTCGAGTTCTCGGAGTAGACACGGAAACAGGAGGGCTAGTAGGACCGCATAAAGATGCTTTACGGTTAATCCAATTTGGTGACTTGAATGAAGGATGGGCTATCCCATGGCATTTGTTCTCTGGAGTAGCAATTGATACTCTTAACCAATATGAAGAAGATTTAGTTCTTCACAATAGCCCGTACGACGCGAAGTTCATTATTCACCATTCAGGAAATGACCTTAAGCGTTGGAAGTGGGAGAAGACAAATGACACAATGACAATGGCTCATATCATTGATCCATTGCGCCCTAAAGGTTTAAAGCCGTTAGCTGCAAAATATATCGGCCCAGAAGCTAAAGTCGGGCAGGGTGACCTTAAAGAACAAATGCAGAAACACGGATGGGGTTGGGATACAATTCCATGGGATCTGCCAGAATTTTGGGTCTACGCAGCCCTAGATCCTGTACTTACCGCCCATATATACGAACATCTTAACCCAAAGATTTCGCTTCAGAGAAATGCTTACGAGCTTGAAATGGGCGCTATCCGAGTTACCACTAATATGATGCTCAAGGGAATGAAAATTGATGAATCATATTGTGTAACAAAACGACAACAGTTAATTGACTACGCTCATCAAGCTCGCAATTTCCTCCAAATGAAATATGGAATTGAAAGTATTGGAAGTAAGAATCAATTAATTGCTGCTCTTGAAAAAGAGGGAATTACTTTAGAGAAAACAACTCCAAGCGGCGCATACGCTTTAGATAAAGCAGTTCTTAAAAGTATTGACCATGAGATTGCGAAAACTGTTCTTAATATCCGTAAAGCGGAGAAAATGGTTGGACCTTACTTCGACAATTTCTTGGAGCTAAAAGATTCCAACAATAGGGTACATCCAACTATTTGGACTTGTGGGGCGAGGACAGGACGAATGAGTGTCACTGAACCTGCATTACAAACCCTGCCCAGTGGTGATCCTACTGTTAGAAATGCTTTTATTCCTGAAGAAGGTAATAAGCTAATTTCATGCGACTATTCCCAAATTGAATCTCGCTTAATGGCTCATTTCAGCGAAGACCCTGGATTAATTGCAGCATTTCATAGTGATGAGGATTTCTTCTGTTCACTTGCGAGCACGATTTTTAATGAGCAAATTGATAAAAACGATAAGCGCAGAAAGCTTACGAAAGGAGTAGTCTATGGTAAACTATACGGGGCAGGGGTTGCGACGATGGCTGCTTCAGGTGGAGTACCGATTTCTACGATGGATCATGTAGTTGATCAATTTGATCACAACTTCCCTGGAGTTAAACAATTCCAAAAAGTAATTGAAGTTCTCGCGAAGAAGCGAGAAAGAGAGGATGGTCGAGGATGGGTTAAAACACCAAACGGCCGTATCTTACCTTGTGAAAAGGGCAAAGGGTATACACTTGTTAACTTCCTTCTCCAAGGCCATGCTGCAGAAATTCTTAAACGCAAGTTAGTTGAATTGGATGCAGCAGGATTTGGTGATAACATGTGTATCCCAATTCACGATGAAATTATTTTTGAGTTTCCTGAGGAGGATGCTAATGTAGATACTATGAAGCAAATCGAAGAAACAATGAGTAACCTGACCGACTATAAAGTACCAATTGTAGCAGAACCTGAACTGCTTGAAGGAGCATGGGGAGAAAAATATGAATAACATTCTTAACACCGCAAATGACATTATCAATGGTGACCGTAAAGATGAATATGGAGATGCATTTGATTCATTCGATCGAATCGCAGGTCTTTGGTCGAGTTATCTAGATCATCATATTACTCCTGTTGACGTTGCACAAATGATGATTCTTATGAAAGTTTCTCGAGGTGCAAATGTAGCTAAGTTCAATGCAATTCAAGAAGATAGCCTTGTTGATATTGCAGGCTACTCTGCTCTTGCGTATCAAGTTAGCGAGAATTACTTTAAAGATGAAGCGGCGCGTAATGTTAAAGATGATGGATTTGAGATGGCTTGTAAGTGCCATCCTAGCAACACAGATGCAGATGATGTCGAAGAGGATGATGACAAAGATCCTTGGGAAGACGTTACAATTGCGGATGTAATTATATTTCTTGCAGCTCTTCTTTCAGATGATGAAGAAAAAGAAGACAAGAAAGAGAATAAGAAGAGTACATCTTTCCAAGATATCCTTAATGACGTTTTGGGAGGACTTTCCGAAGATGAATAAGAAAATTGAGTTTAAGTCAGACTTAGGCGTAGAGTTAATTAAAGTCTCCGCGACGGATCAATCGGTAGTTGATGCTGCGCGTGTTTCTACGGGCTCTGAAAGCCAGGAAAATCGAGGATTAATCAACTTTCTGGTTAAAAATCGCCACGGCAGCCCATTTGAGCATAATTCATTCACTTTCAAAGTTAGCGCACCAATTTTCGTAGCGCGTGAATTCATGCGACACCGAATTGGGTTTAGCTACAATGAAGAGAGCGGACGGTATAAAGAACTAGAGCCGACGTTCTATGTTCCCCCTGCCCATCGGCCTCTTGTGCAAACAGGAAAAGCTGGACATTATGAATTTGTTGATGGTAATGAAACTCAATACCGTCTTGTTGGGTTTGCGGTAACTAATTCTTGTGAAGTAGCTTACCGACAATACGAGAGCATGTTGCGGTCGGGAATCGCACGAGAAGTTGCTCGAATTGTTCTCCCTGTGAATATCTATACATCGTTCTTCGTGACATGTAATGCTCGTTCACTTATGTCGTTTCTTTCATTGCGAACATCTTCGAATGAAGGTCAAAAATTCCCTTCATTCCCAATGAACGAAATTGAGCAGGTAGCTCGAAAGATGGAAGAAGCATTCAAGGAGAACATGCCTCTAACATATCTATCTTATGTAGAGAATGGTTATGTCGCTCCCTAGGTATATTCTATCGGTAGACCCTGGTAAGACATCTGGATGGGCTTTCTACGACACTGAGACAAAGCAATTTTTCTCAGGCGAATCTGAATTCTTCGATTTGTGTACACGAGTCGAGAAAGCCTGTCTAAGATATCAAAGCGATTTGCAAATAGTTGCGGAGAAGTTTACCATTGCCCCAAACACTCACAAGAATACTGCAGCCCCGTGGTCTCTTGAAGTAATTGGTGTTCTAAGGTATTTCTCTGTACAAACCGAAAATGATCTTATTCTAACTAAGCCAAGCGAAGCTAAGAACATTTGTAAGAATGATCGCCTTAAAGCTCTCGAATGGTTCGCAGGAGGAAAAGGTCATGCAGACGATGCGTCTCGCCACCTATTCTTGCACTTAGTGACAAAAAGAAAATGGTGGGATACTCGTTTGGATAACACTCTGTAAGACTAACAGCCCTATTTAAGTAAGGAAGAATTATGACTCACTACCTTGACCCCGCACTGTCACCTTGGACCGCCCTCTACAACTGGGTACTATTCATGATGCCTCGTATGAAGGGTACAGGCCGCTGGTAATGTGACCGACGGGCTCGCTTTGCGGGCCCGTTTTGGGCCCTGACGTCGGCGTTTTACAAATCTCAGAGAACCTGTTAAAGTAT